TCCTATGACTGTTTAACTTGTCTATTCTAAGGCTCAACAAGCTCTGTGTCAAGCCAATTATCTCCTATTTTTAGTTCAATATCGACAGGCATGTCGTAGTGGATGCCGTACCGTCTGTGTGACTCGTCCTTGATAGACAGCATGGCTTCCTCCATCATACTGATGGCCTTACTTTCTTCGCCCGGATAGACATCCATGACGATGCTATCGTGGACGGTATTGCATATCACACTGTTTATCTTGGCCTGTCTCAAAAGTTTACTCAGGTGAATAAGAGCGAGGGGTAACAGGTCTCCTGTAGCAAAGCCCTGAACAGGATAGTTGCAGATGGCGGTGCGGTTTGTTGCGGTGCCCCACTTAGTCCACTTGGTTCCGGGGAAGTGGTACTGCCTACCAGAAGGAAGAGTTATATAGCCCCTGTCCACAGCCTGACGCTGCATCTCGTCCTGCCAATTAGTCACAGCGGCATACTTGTCCTTGAAGGCGTTGTAGTATCGCTTCTGTGAATCAGTGCCTGTAACGCCACCGTACAGCGGTTTAAAGGTGTGTGCCTTTGCCTCCTGTCGGCTACACCCTATAATCTCTGCAGTGTAACTGTGAACGTCGGTTCCGGCTTTGACATCGTTATAGATGGACTCGTCGCTGGATAGAAACCCAGCCACACGAAACTCTAGCTGACTATAGTCCCCTTCAAGTATCTTACCGCCCTCCCAGCGACTTTTGACAACCTTACGAATAACGAACGTAGAACCTCGTGGCATGTTTTGAAAGTTTGGGTTTCTCGAAGAAAGTCTTCCAGTCGCAGT